GCCTTATCAACTCCTACAGTTACATCTGCTGCATTTGTTCCGTCAATGTTTGCTACTGAAATTCTATTAATTTTTACTAATTTATCTGACGCTACAGTTATTAAAGCTGTAGTAGTAGTTGTGCCCAATTGAAAACCTTGGGACTCTCCTATGATCGTTGATACATTAACTATATTTGGTGCTGCCATAATTTACTCCTTTTATCCGAAAACTATTGCCATTGCAATAGCTTTTCCTGTTGTTGCCGGTGAAGAATCAAAGGATAATTGACCTGTAGCCGTAGCCCCTGATCCTGAAATACTATCCACCTTTAAAAATGTCCCTGCTGTTATATTCCCTGTTGGAAATTTTACAACATAACTTTGACCTGCGCTGTGTGCAGGTGACATAAGTTGAATTCCGTGGCTGTTATTTTCACAATTGAGCTGAATTGATCCTGGATTTGTGCCTCCAGATTTAGCTATAATTTTACCAGTTCCTTTTGGACCTACTGTTAAATCTATGTTTGAATCATCACCTGTTGCTTCAATAGATGGACTATTTCCTGTTGCAGCATTTGTTACATCTATTTGGTTTACTGCAGATGATGTAGTTTGAAATATAATTTGTTCATTACTGTTCTCATCAGCAATAAAATGTGCATCGTCAATTAAAATATTGTGTGAATTGGTATCTAAGTTTCCACCGAGTTGTGGTGTTGTATCTTCAACTATGTTTGAAATACCTAAAGCTATTGTATCTATATTAGGATTAGTTGAATCACTTGCAGTTGCAAATACGATAGCATCACCTTTATCTGTTGCTGAAAAAGTAAAAGAGTCTCCTGAACCAGATGCATATTTAAACTGAACAGTATAAGCACCTGATGTTGAATTTCTTAAAAAATAAAAAGTTTGAACATCTAATGGTATTGTTACAATTTGATTTCCTGTAATAGTTCCTGTGAATTCAATCATTCTATGTGCAAGTTCTGCACCAGCTGATCCATCAGAAACTGCTAACGCAGTTGTTTGAGCGCCACCTGCTATTGATTTAGCAATATAGCCACCAGAAATTTGTTCTATAATTTGTAAATTAGTATTAGTTTTCGTTCCCCATGTACCGGCGTTTTCACCAGTTGCTTGAAGTTCTACACCTAAAGGTGTGTATGTTGATGCCATAAATTATCTCCTATTATGCAGCGTCACTATAACTTGTATTTGATCCAGTTGCAACATCCGAATATGTATCATTCGATCCTGTCGAAACATTACTATAAGATGTA